TGTACCCTGCTTGAAATGCTGCTTCAGCTGGTGAAAGCCTGCCTTCGTTATATACTAATAACTCTGCAAACTTTATTTGTCGTTCTGTTAATTTGGCTGGTACTCCCATAATGATTGACTTATAACGTAATCTATCGTATCAGTCAATTGTGAGAATAATACTAATATTTATATTGTTATCTGGATGTGCAAGAGACTTTGATCTCAATCCCGCAACTACAATTGTAAGACAATTATTTAAGGCTTCGTACGATGAAACCAGAGTCGAAACTTTGGCAAAAAGTAAAGAAAAATACACCCAAAATTCAGTGGACTAGACTAGAATCTTGGTCCTCTTTTGGTACACCTGATTTGCTTGGATACCACGAAAACTGTGGATTTTTTATGGTTGAGTTAAAGATTGCAACAGGCAAAAAAATACACTTCTCACCTCACCAAAAACTATTTCATTTGACCAGAAAGAATCGTAACTTTATCCTTATTGAAGAGGCCTCTTCCTCTTCAATAAAACTTTATGAGTCCTCCTCGATCCTCGGTCTGCTATCCGATCACCGTGAAGTACCTTCCCTCGCAACGGATGATTGGACCTATATAGAACGCTTGTTGATTTGCGAACCGCTGGACGCTTGATCGCTTGCCGGCTTGTCGGCTTGTTCGCTTGCGGGCTTGTCGGCTTGTGGGCTTGACGGCTTGTGGCTTGTGGACTTTGCAGCTTGCTCCTTCTGAAATTGCTTCGCTCGCCTTCGCAGCTCCTCGTAATATTTTGGATGTTTAAACACTTTCAATTAATGCTTTCCGTAACTAACAACTTTAACCTTCGGATCCCAGCAAGCCCTGCAGTCCCGACACTTGCCGCCCTGCTTTGGGGCTGGACAGGTTGCATCCTTCAGGACTACCATCGAAGAGTTTGGCCAGCAGTCATTTCTTTGGCCTATCATCGGCGGAGAGAATCGGATAACTAGATTCTTTGGCTTCTCCGCCAGGTGATCCTTCACCCACGCTTCACGTGTGGGCATCCAGTGTTTGGTGTCCGGGGTTAACCTGCAAACCTCATAGATCTTGTTAAGATGGTCCAGGTCTTGGACGTCACCTGCATCATGCCATCTGAAATATTTTTGACGCTTCACCTGCGCAACCATTGCCACGGTCCACAGTGAATGCTTCAGGCTATCAAGTCTTACGTACTGTGCAGCCTTGATTGCTTTGTATCTTGTATAGTTACCCTTCAGAGCGTAGCACATACTACAGACTGAATTCTTAACCTTCCGGAGTTTGGACCCCGTTTTGCATTCCCAAGCTGGCAGGCTGTAACTTAAACCTGGCATTTTGCTGGTACGGGTCATCGACCCGGTGATTTGTTTTGCTTCTTTTACTTTCATATGTTCTCCTTTCTTATAAATTCTTATACCTTCCAGCTTGTAACCTGTCAAGCTTGCAGGCTTGATGGCTTGTTAACTGATCCCAGGTCCCTTATTCTCTAGTATTTCTACCGCCCATAGCTATTGGGGCATAAGGAACCAGGGATCAGTCCTCTGAATTGTGAAGACGACGCAAGGAGCGTGGTGTGACACAATTCGAGGTTGTCCCACTAATTTTAGTTTATGATCTCGTAATTAGTAAAAAGAGATAATTCCTATATATTCCCATTGACAAGATTTGTCAAGTAGTATATAAAATTATTTTAAAAGAAAGGATAACAAATGAGTAAAACAATGACTAAATATCAGCTTGACCACTTTAGAGATAAAGTGAAAAGGCAGTTTGAACCAATGATCCGAGATCAAGAATTATTGGTCAAGCAATTTAAAACCGAGGCAACTGATAAAGCTGTTTCTAAATTATCTAAAAAGATTGGCGCAGATACAATCATTAATAAATTTAGAGAAGCAGAAACAATGTTAAAAGAAGCAAGGGCAACAGCTCTTACTTTTTTTAATAAGAAAAAACCAAAAGACCAGGAGTTAAATTATAACTTTAGGAATGGCAGGTCATCTTGGAATGATAGTGATTTGTCTCTTGCAGATTGTGAGGACCAATTAAGAGAATGGGCCTCCGAACTTGCTGAACGTGAAATAGAAAAAAGGCCCGAGGGTGCAAAACTCCGACAGCTTAAAGAACTTAAAACAAAAGCTCTTGACGTTGTTATGGAAAGCGGAACCCCTGATAGCTTGGCTATTGCACTGGACCAAGTATCTAAAAAGATTGGCTTAACTTGGAACACTGATGTTCAGGCGCTTCCAAACTTTAAACAGGCCAGTTAATTTAAAGGTTGACATTATGGGACAATTTATGTTAGATTGTCCCATAACATAGAAAGGATAAAAAATGGACATAGAAAAATTATTAGAAGAAGCAACACAGATTGAAGAGAAATCTGAATTTATTGTTTCTTGGTTTGCAAAGAAATACAAAAAAACTATTAGAAGAGTTGGACATCTAAATAAAGAGGGCTGCAGAACTTGGGAAGATTATAAGGGCAATAAATTTATGTGTTTTTGGGATCCAATTATTAATAGATACACAACTTGTATCAACCCAGTAATAACTTATAAAAAAGGAGTAAACTAATGGAGTGGTTTTTATTATTAACAATAATGAGTTTAATAGCATTAAGAGTGTGGAGAGATATGTAATTAAGAGTTGACATGTATTAGAATATAATATATATTCCTATATATGAATAAATATAAAAACATACAAGAAAAAGCATTAAAATTAGTTAACGCTTTTTATGAAAAAAAAGGCAGGACACCTCACACTGCTAAAGAAATAAAAAAACTAAACGATGAACTAGTTGAGGAATTAAAAAGGAGTGATAATGAAAGTAAAATATAAAAACAAAGAGTACATAATACCAAAACCATTTGACAAATGTTTCTTTGGTGCAGATCCAACAAAAGAAATGACAATTCACAACAGGTTCAGTGATGGGACATTCACTCAATCATGTACGTTGCCAGCGTTTGCTGTTGCTATCTATGACACAGTGATCGGAGCAGAACGATCCGAGAATTGGGACTTAATGCAAAAAGGAATACATTGGTTTCAAAAGAATTTTACTACTGCATATTATACCTTACTAGATTAACTCCTTTCTAGTTAATGCCGAGAGCCTGTTGGCTCTCGGGCCCACCCACCCACAAATATAGGCGCAAGCCTGTTGGCTTGCGGGCCCCCCCACCCACAAATATAGGACCGAGGGGTCCCAGAACTAAACCGAATAAGCTTGTACGCTAACGGGCCCACCCACCCACCAGACAAAAGGGGTCCCAGTGTATACCCTTTAGTGTTTGATTTAGAGATAGATTAGCTGTAAAATCGAAACGCAAAACAAAACAGAAGTGAAAAAAATTCTGCAAAAATTTTTATGAAACCAGATTTTATTGAAAAGCTGCCGCCCGACGCACAGAAAGAATTTCTAAAACTAGCAATGAAGCTAGATGAAAAAACAAAAGAAGAAAAAGTTTACAAAGATTTCTTGGCTTTTGTTAAACATGTGTGGCCAGAGTTTATCGAAGGAAAACATCACAAAAAAATTTCTGAAAAATTTAATAAGCTTGCCAAAGGTGAGATCAAACGTTTAATTATTAATATGCCACCGAGACACACAAAATCAGAGTTTGCATCTTTCTTATTACCGGCTTGGATGGTGGGCCGCAAACCGGATTTAAAAATAATTCAAACCACGCACACCACTGAACTTGCCATAAGATTTGGTCGTAAAGCAAAAACACTTATCGACAGCCCCGAGTATCAGTCCGTGTTCAAAACACGGTTGAGAGAAGATTCGCAGGCCGCGGGCAAATGGGAGACTGAACAAGGTGGGGAATACTATGCAGCTGGTGTCGGATCAGCAATCACGGGCCGTGGAGCGGATTTGCTTATCATTGATGACCCACACTCGGAACAAGATGCGCTGAACGTGCAAGCTCTTGAGCGTGCTTACGAATGGTATACATCAGGACCACGACAACGTTTACAACCAGGTGGAGCAATAGTCGTTGTAATGACTAGATGGAATATGAAAGACTTAACTGGTATGTTATTAAAAAATCAAAAAGAATTAAAATCAGATCAATGGGAAGTAATTGAGTTTCCAGCAATACTTCCAAGTAATAAACCGGTTTGGCCACAGTATTGGAAACTAGATGAACTAGAATCTGTTAAAGCATCACTATCAGTTGGTAAGTGGAACGCGCAATGGATGCAGAATCCAACGGCAGAAGAAGGGTCACTCATTAAACGCGAATGGTGGAACGTGTGGGACAAAGGTTATATTCCCCCTTTACAACATATTATACAAAGCTATGATACAGCTTTCTTAAAGAAGGAGACATCTGATTATAGTGCAATAACAACGTGGGGAGTCTTTTATCCTGATCAAGACTCTCCACCTAATTTAATACTGTTAGATGCAATGAAAGAACGATTAGAGTTCCCCGAACTACGTAAAGAAGCATTAGAACAGTATAAGTATTGGAACCCAGAGACGGTTATTATTGAAGGCAAAGCCTCTGGTATGCCTTTAACTTATGAGTTGAGAAAAATGGGTATTCCTGTTATAAACTATACACCTAGCAAAGGCCAAGATAAACACGCTAGAGTAAACGCTGTTGCGCCGCTTTTTGAAAGTGGAGTAATATGGGCGCCTGACGAAAAATTCGCAGAAGAGGTTATAGAAGAATGTGCATCATTTCCTTATGGTGATCATGATGATTTGGTGGACAGTACAACACAAGCGATAATGCGCTTTAGACAGGGAGGGTTCGTGGCGCATCCAGAGGATGAAAAAGAAGATTCAATGCCTCAAGTTGAAAGAACATATTACTGATGAGTAAAAAGAAGTTATTAGAATTCGGTCTTAAAGAAGCAGATGCTTTCCAAAAAAATTTTAAAATAATTTTTAACAGATTAGTCAAAGGCTACAAGTCTATGATGGGTAAAGATCCAGAGGGATTAGATTTGTTAAAAGTTAAAATGGAAGCAAGAGAAAAAGCTATTAACACTACAAAGATTGTAAATCAAAAAGGTCTAACTCTAGATCCAGATAAACCTATCGTAGGCGGTACACAAGAAGGTATTGAGACTATAAAAATTAAAGAGCTAGATGATTTTAATTTATCAAAAGATGATCCAATGGGTGATTTTAAAAAAATTGTAAAAGGTGAGGGAGACACAAGTTTGCCTAAAAAAAAATTTCCAAGAGATGTAATAGATGAGGAAGGTGTTCCCGATACTATGACACAAAAAGAGTACAATGAAAGTGGTATTAAAAGTGAAATGGAAGAAGCATTAGGAGTTAGATTATATGGTGATGAAAGTTATGAAGAGTTGATGAAGATCAAAGAAACAGGAGTTCATCCACGAGGCGAGCCACCAATTAAAAAAGCAGACGGTGGTCGTGTAGGTTTTGCATTAGGTGGTGAAAGTATTATTGGAAAAGATATAGGAATGATAGGTGGTTTAATGGGTGGACCTACAACAGAAGATGATGATTTTTCAAGCATTGAAGGTCAAACAGCAGGAATAGGTTTATCAAGTTTATTAGGTAAAGTGTTTGGACCAACTATAGGAAAATTTATGCATGCTAAAATAAAAAACAAAGCCATAGATAAAATTCACGAAATAAATAAAAAGAAACAAAGAGATAAAGCAGTACAACAAGCTCAAATAAATCAAACAATAGCAATGGCAGCGGCTAACAAATCAGCAGGTAGAGGTGGCTATCAAGCCGGATATGATTCTGGTTTTATGGATGGTCCTGCAGGTGCAGGCACAGGAATGGGAGCTTCGGATAAAGGTGGATCTGATTCAATGGGTTCTCACGCCGATGGTGGTCTTATAACAATGTTCGTGGAGAAAAGATAATGGATTTAGAATTAATCTTAAGAAAGATGGTAGAAGATAAAACTTATGTACCACCAATAAATTTATCTACAAAAGGAAGAGGATTACCACCAGGTTATTTAAAAATAAAAGAAAAATTAAGAAAAGAAATACCAAACTTTGATGAGTTATTTTTAAGAAATGTTACTTACAGAAAAAAACAAAAGTTAAAACAAAAATTAAAAGATGATCCAGAATATAAACAAAAAGAAATGGCTAAAAAAGCAGAACGTAGAAGAAGACGTAGAACTGCTAAAGTAGGAGATAAAACTAATTTAACACCAAGAGAAAAATATTTAAACTTTCAACAATCATTAATTGCTAGACAATTAAATGATAAAATAAAAAAGAATCCAAGTATCATCACTAATAATCAAAAATTAATGAATGATTTATCTACTACTGTTTCTAAAGAAGGAGATATTATTAGAGTTAATCCTAATCTTTCTGATATTAAAAATAGAGGATTGTATGAAATAGAACATCAAAGAGATATTTATAAAAAAGGATCAATGAAAGATTTTCCTTATAATAGAAATTTAATATTAGCTCCGCATAATAGATCCGGTGGTTTTAAAGCAATGGCTGAAAAATTTATAGAAAATAATCCCGATAGTCCAAAAGTAAATAATATTTTAGAAAAAGCTGAAGAATTAAAAATTACTCTACAACCAGATGTTCCTGAAGGAACTTTTAAAACTAAAGGATTAGGTTTTAAACAACCTACAGATCCTGTTGAAAAATTTAAATTAGTTGCAACGGAAGTAACTCCTGAACTTGCAGATCAAAAATTAGGAGTTCCTAGTTATGGAAAAGATTTAGAAATGGCAAAACGTGCTTTAGGTTTTGCCGGTAAAAAATTATCTGTACCTGTTGTAGCTGCACTCACAGGATATAATGTTTTAAATAGTGGAGAAGCAAAAGCAGAAGAACCAATCAAATACAACGATGAGTTGGGTGCATTCGTCGATCCGCTTAACGATGAAAAAGTTTCACAAGCAACTATGCTTGACTGGGCAGCAAACAATCCAATGCCCACGGCTGCCGTAGCGTCAGCACCTTTATTAAGTAAGACAGTTAGAAAAGGTACAGGTAAATTATTAAAAGGATTATTATCTACACTGGGTAGTTCTGCAGCAGGTTTAGGTTTTGCAGGATTAACTGTAAAAGATAATTTAGAAGAAGGAAAAAATATTGTTGATGCAACAGTTGATCCTTTAGTTGGAGTAGATTTATTATTTCCAGAAGCTGTAAAAAGATTTGGTGGTAAAGGAATGCAAAATGCTTTGGGTAGAGTTTTATCTTTAGGTAGAGTTGGCACAATGATGACACCAGTTGGTGCAGGTATTACGGCATTAGGTTTAGGTAAGATGGGTGTAGAAGCTTTAATAGATGAGAGAGAAAGAATTAAAAATATGACTCCAGAAGAATTAGAAATATTTAGAGCCGAGCAAGAAGAACAGATGGGGATGTCAGCATAATGGATAGACGAACTTTTATGAAACTAATGGGTGGCCTGGCATCAATGCCTATCATTGGTAGAATTGCTAAACCTTTAAAATCAGAAACTGTGCAAGAAGGTATTGCAGCTGTTGGTGACAAAGGTATGGAGCTTTATAAAATGGTTGTGGCTAAAGTTATGAAAGAAGGATCTAAAGTAAAAGAATCAGGAAGAGTTGATAGTTACAAACACCCCGACAGACCTGACATTACAGTTGATGTAAATCAAACTGATGGTAGCGCAGAAATATATTTTGATACAGACAGAGGTTCAAAAGGATTTGCAGAAATTAGAAAAGATCCAGAAGTTAATGCTGAAGAATTAATTGAAGCTGAAGAAGTATATAAAATGGGTGGGGATGAATATTACAAAGATGTAGAAGAAGGAATTAGTGGTGGTATTGAGAATCTAGAAGAGTTTACTAGAATTAAAAAAAATATTGGTGGTTCAGTTCAACCTTATGATCCAAGAGCATCGGCTGCAGATTTTGCAAGAGCTATAGATATGGTAGGTGCGGGAACTGATATGCAAAAAGCTAGAGCAGTTCAAGAGTATGGTCAGAATGTTCAAAGGCAAACTTTAAAACAAAATTTATTAGATAGAGTTGGATATACACAACACATGAATGAAGATCGAATGTTGAAAGACGCAAATATAGAAAATCAACTTATGAACAGAATGGGTGGTTTAAATGTAACTCAAGCAAATCCAGCTTTTGGTTTACAAAATCCTTTTGGACCTGGTATAGGAATGACAATGTTAGGTGGAGCAGCTGGTGCTTATCAAGGAATGCAATCTTTATTGGGAGATCAATCCATTGGCGAAATGATAAAAGATACTTATGAAAACACTATGGGACCAACTATATTAGCAAATCCTGAACAATTAGAAATGTATAACAAAGCATTAAACAGACCAACAGATCCTGTAATAGATCAAAGCAGAATATTAGAAATAGTAGAACAACAAAAAGCAGCTGGTGTTCCTGATGAAGGATTAATTACAAATTTTCAACAAGACGAGGGTGGTAGTGTTATTCCAAATTTTGAAAAATTATCAGATGGATCATATAAAGATACAAGACCAGGTGATATATATGGTGCAGAAACTTACGCATCTATTGCAGCAGGTATGTATCCAAATATTTATGATCCTAATAAACAATCATTAAAAGACGGTGGGTCTGTAGATTTGACAATTATAACAATGCCTGATATCAGTGGTTCAGGTGTTGAATCATTATTTAAAACAAGGTAAAATAGCAAATGGCTGATATAGATAAACCGTTACCGAATACAAAAACGACTGTCGAAGTTCCAGGAGAAGTGGAAATCGAAGAGGCAATCAAAGAAAAAGTAGAAGAAGTAGAAACTCAAGGTGGACCTGTCGAAATAGAAATGACAGAAGAAGGAGGAGCAGAAGTTTCTTTTGATCCTCAAGCTGCATCACCCGAAGGTGGTGACAATCACTTTGAAAATTTAGCAGAATTTTTAGGAGAACAAGTATTAGATCCATTAGGATCAAAACTTGTAGAACAATATAACGAATACAAAGAATCTCGTGGAGATTGGGAACAATCATATAGAGATGGTTTAGAACTATTAGGTTTTAAATATGAGAGAAGAACAGAACCTTTCAGAGGTGCGTCCGGTGTTAATCACCCTGTACTTGCTGAAGCGGTAACACAGTTTCAAGCGCAAGCTTACAAAGAATTGCTTCCTTCTGATGGACCAGTGAGAACTCAAATTATGGGTAACATTGATGTACCAAAAGAAGAACAAGCAAAACGGGTAAAAGATTTCATGAACTATCAGATCATGGATCAAATGAAGGAATACGAGCCAGAGTTTGATCAAATGCTTTTTTACCTCCCTCTTTCCGGATCTACCTTTAAGAAAGTCTACTATGACGATCTTTTAGGTAGGGCGGTATCAAAATTTGTACCGGCTGATGATTTGGTTGTGCCGTACTCTGCAAACTCTTTAGATGATGCAGAAGCAGTTGTGCACGTAATTAAAATTTCTGAAAACGAATTAAGAAAACAACAAGTGTCAGGTTTTTATAGAGATATAGAATTAGGCACACCACCTGTTACAGAAAATCAATTACAAGATAAAAAATTAGAGCTAGAAGGAATTTCTAAAGATGGCCAAGAAGATCAATACACTTTGTATGAGATACATACTAATTTAGATTTAGAAGGTTACGAAGATATGGGAGAAGACGACGAACCTACTGGAATTAAATTACCTTATGTAATTACAATAGCAGAAGCTAATAATAAAATTTTATCTATTAGAAGAAACTATAAACAAGACGATTCATTAAAAAGAAAAATAAATTACTTTGTACAATTTAAATTTTTACCGGGTACAGGGTTTTATGGTTTTGGTTTAATTCACATGATTGGTGGATTAACTAGAACTGCAACAGCAGCATTAAGACAATTATTAGATGCGGGAACTCTAGCAAATCTACCAGCAGGATTTAAGTCTAGAGGAATAAGAGTTAGAGATGATGCACAACCTTTACAGCCTGGTGAGTTTAGAGATGTAGATGCACCTGGTGGAAATATTAAAGATCAGTTTATGACTTTACCTTTCAAAGGACCAGATGCAACATTATTACAATTGATGGGTGTTGTAGTTAATGCAGGGCAAAGATTTGCAAGTATTGCAGACTCACAAGTTGGAGATATGAATCAAGCAGCTGCAGTTGGTACAACTGTTGCTCTTCTTGAGCGTGGTTCAAGAGTAATGTCCGCAATCCACAAAAGACTATACGTTGGTCTTAAACAAGAATTTAAATTATTAGCAGAAGTATTTAAAAGTTATTTACCACCAGTATATCCATATGATGTACCAGGTGCTTCTCGTGAAATTAAAATGCAAGATTTTGATGACAGAGTAGATATTCTACCTGTTGCCGATCCAAATATCTTTAGTCAAACACAAAGAATTAGTTTGGCTCAAAGTCAATTACAACTAGCGCAATCAAATCCTCAAATTCATAATCTGTATCAAGCATATAGATCTATGTATGATGCGTTAGGTGTGAAAAATGTTAATGCAATTTTACCTCCACCGGCACAACCAATGCCGATGGACCCTGCATTAGAACATATTATGGCTATGTCAGGAAAATCTATACAAGCTTTTCCTGGCCAAGACCATAAAGCTCACATAGATGCGCATTTACACTTTATGGGATTAAATCAAGTACAAAATAATCCACCAGTTTTAGCAACTTTACAAAAAAATATTTTAGAACACATAAGTTTAATGGCTCAA